ATGAAACATGATTGAACAAGGCACAGATGAATGGTTTGCGGCTCGGATTGGTAAAGTCACCGCCTCACGGGTAGCTGACGTTATTGCCAAAACTAAGACGGGTTACTCATCAAGTCGAGATAACTACATGGCTCAATTGATTTGTGAGCGCTTAACCAACCAAAAAGCCGATGGTTTTACCAATGCTGCAATGCAATGGGGGACGGAGACTGAGCCGTTAGCTAGACTGTCCTATGAAGTCTCTCAGAACGTCTTAGTCGATGAATTGGGGTTTGTGCCTCACCCAAAGATTTTGATGGCTGGTGCGTCTCCTGACGGGCTTGTGGGGGACAATGGATTGCTAGAGATCAAATGCCCCAACACTGCGACACACATAGACACGTTGTTGTCTGAAACTGTGCCAGGCAAATACAACACGCAAATGCAATTCCAAATGGCTTGCACAGACCGTGAATGGTGCGACTTTGTGTCTTTTGACAATCGTCTGCCTACAGAACTTCAGTTGTTTGTTAAACGTGTTCCAAGGGACAATGTGTTTATCAGACTAATCGAGGGTGAAATTGTCCAATTTATTGCTGAACTGGACGACAAAATAAACAAACTAATGAAAGTCAAGAATGTCTAAAATTTACGAAATTTCCGTTGTTAATGGAAAATACAAAAACAAAGAGGGTGTGGAAAAATCCCGCTATCAGATCATTGGATCGGTCATTGAAACTAAGAACGGGCCAATGCTCAAGTTAGACAATGTGCCTCTTATGGATGGCGGCTGGAACGGTTGGGCATATCTCAACACCCCCAAGCCAAAAGATGATTACAAAGGTCTGCCAAAGGACGATGACATCGATTTTTAAGTTTACGGGGGGAAAGCTGTGCAAAGGGTAATCCTAGCTTGCGGACGAGCAGTGATCCCCCCACCCAATAAGGAAACATCATGGACTATAGAGACGCTTTTAAACAAATTTTTTCCATTCCCGACTTTCCAAGAGTTAGGGCAAATGATCCTCTTACATCGTTTGAGGCGGCAGAGTCGATTAAAGAAGCTGCCCCACAACACCACCAAGTTATTTTTGAGTGCCTTAAATTTTACGGGCCGTTGGGCAAAGATGGCATTTCAGCTTTGACAATGCTAGACGGTAATCAAGTCGCTAGGCGCTTAAACGAAATGAAAGTGCTTGGTTTAATAGAACTGACTGGCAACACGGTCAAATCAAACTCACAAAGGAATGAAAGAGAATGGCGCTGTATCCACTTGGATTAAATTTTAATCAACCAGTCCATAAATTACGAACTTGTAATAAATGTGATGTGACAAAACCTCCAGAGGGCGGGATCGACATGGGTCATAAATGGATTTGCCAAGCCTGTTGGATTGCTAGAACTACGGGTAAACACTTACGGCAAAACCAAGTAAATACAATTTAGCTATTTCGTTTTTTAGACACAATCACAATTTAATATTGCATTGCAACAATCCGTTGCGTCAGGAGAACATCATGTACAAATTAGTAATTGATATTAGCTGGATTGACGATGAGAAAGTTACAGTTGAGTCACACGACTTTGAAAAAATCCAAATCATTCAAGAATTTATCGCATTTCAAGAAGAACATGGATGGGCAGTTGACTATGAAGCAATTGACTTATCTGAGGATGACACTGAAGAAGAAGAATCTACAGAGTAGCTTATAAGATACAGTGGGGCTTACTTTGCTAACAAGTAAAGCCCCACATTAGAAAACGCATATCCGATATATACCATTGCCATATACGGATTACCAATGATGGTTTGCTCAACCGCAATGTATGCGTAAATTGTTCCTGTGAGAATAATTAACCAAGCGCTCAAAATGCCCCCACATCAATTACTTCGCCTCTGAACTGGATCATGTCCTCATCAAATTTATGGACGAGTTCAGGCCATAAAAGCTGACCATTGAAGAAGTTTAACACCGCAAAGCCCGATCTGTGGTTGTTTGGGTTTATCTCAGCATAAGTAAATTGAGGCCCGTCAGTCTCGGCTAATGTCCCTGTATCACAGCCAAATCTCACGCCATTAAAATCTGAAAACGGAGTGACTTTTAAAGAGTGCAAGTGTCCAGTAACGATTGACACACCCGCATTGACAGTATTGTTGTGGGTTGCATGGACTCCACTTTTATATCGGTGTTTAATGATGACATCATCAGTAGGCCAGACCGCCCAACAAAAGTCCCAATCTGGGATATGGTCTGTTAACTTAAACCCTTGAACTTCCTTGAACTGTGGGGCTTGTTGAGCAAGTCTATTGCCAAACCGAATATCGTGATTGCCCCATGTAAACAGGAGCTTTACATTGTGTCTGGCAGCTTTAGCCATTTCTTCTATCTCACCCAACGCACCTTGCGTAGCTTTTAGTTCTTGAATGACAGAAGTTTGGGGTTGGTCAGTTACATCATGGCGTGATATAGACGCTCCATCAAAAGCATCCCCGTTACATATCACCGCCTTGGGTTTGAACTCTTGGATAGCCCATAGAAGCCCTTTAAACGCTGTTGTACGCTGACCAGGTATAAAGTGAGCATCTGAGAACACAATAACTGTGCCGTCCAACATTCCAAGTTCAACTTGTTTAAGTGGACTAAATGACTTGGGTTTATTTTTATCGTATTTAAGACCACGATGGTCACTTGCATGAAGTGCTATGTTGTATTCTTTTTCAATATATCTTCTGCGTAAATGAACTGCCCTATTTGCTATCCCAAGATGGTCAGCTATCTTTTGTGCAGATTGAAGTTGACCCCACAGTTGGATAAATTCTTGATCTGAACACGTTTCGTTATGACTGCCCATTGGAATCCTTAGATAACAAATTTTCTAGCAGATTGATGATTCGATGCTCTTGCATTTCTATGTCTTCATCTGACGATTTAGGGTCTGTAGCTACACACATCAAATCATGCAAAAAAATGTGCAATAACTCATGTAAGGCCGTTCTGTCTAATGACTGAGGCGTTATTTTTTCAGCGCCAAAGTCACCAAGACGATAAACAGCAAGTCTTGCAGTAGCCGTAAACTCAACAGAAGCCATTGCCGCTTTAGCTGGTTTGATGCCCTTTTCAATACGCCAATCACCAAGACTTAACACTTGTTGCCACTTTTTGACACTTTGTGCAAACAATGCGGCATCTTGTGGTGTAGGAATGTTAGCCATTTCAACACCTTATATAGTATTTATTACAATTTAATTTAACAAGGAACACTCGGCTTGTCTGCGTTTGAGCAAGCCAGGCAAGACTTTCCCGCCACCTTTAGTCCACAACATTAGTTGTTCTTGAGCCGCTTCCCACTCTTGTGCATTTATTTTTCGCTTGAGCGTAGATGTTTGCCAACGACCAATTCCAAGGTTGTAAACAAAGTCCACAATGGCATTACATTTTTTTTCATCTGTTGCAAGAATGGGACAGTTTCTTAGCACGCCTGGCAAGTAAGTGTGGTTTAACTCGACCATTAAAAGCGCATTAGCGTCTTCTTGACTTATCAAAGAATCGTTTAATGTGACCTTACGACCGTCAGAATAGTAAGTTGACCCATAACCAATCGTAGCAACACCAGCAGGACATAAATAGGGTTTACTTCTAAACCCCTCAAACTGGCGACAAAGAGAAGCAGCCAGTTCTAAGTTCATATTCCACGCTTGGCTAAAGTGCGATCCAAAAACCAATAATTGATTGTTCCTGATAGCAATGCAGAAAAATCAGGGGTCATCATGGTTTTGAACACTTCAACAGCAGCTGCGCCACCAAGCCATGCGTTCCATGCAAACCAAACATGGATAAACGACCACACAAACAAAACCCAATAAGTGACCACAGGACGCACAGAAGCAGAAAGTGAGGCCACCCATCCACCAGCGGCTTTGACCATCTCTGCTTGCTGATTTATAGCGTTGTTGAAAGCATCCATCACGCCCACATCAATGGCGGCTTCACGTTGTGCGCCAATCTCAGCCAACTTTTGTTGACCACGTTGGGCTTCCAAGTCGCATTGGAACTTGAACATATTAAGTTCGTGCTGACGCTCGTTTTTCTTATCCAACCATTTAAGGACTTCAGGCGCCATCCTAAAAATGCCACCAAATATTGAGCCTAATAAACCGCCACTTAAAACTTCAAACATGGTTATTCTCCGCAGTGTTTACATTTGTGATGGCTGTCCCCATGCGAGAGTTTGACACCCGCCAAGAGGCCAATAAAGCCACCAATGATGGTCTGAAACGCAGGGTGCAACATGGCAAAGATTTCTGCGTTATCTACTTCTTTTGCCCATAAGCCAAGTAAGAACGCAACCACCATACCTAGCACAGACAGGCAAAGTGTTGAAGCCACCATCAAAGTAACTGAATACGTCAGCTTACCTACTACATCTGGGTTCTCTTTCATTTCTTTTCCCGATCAAGTGCATCTTTGTATCCGTGAATAATTAAGCCTCTGGTTTCTGCTGAGTCGGCTGTACCCGCCCACTCGGATAAGTTGTTCCAGATAACTACATAGTCGCTGGCTTTGCAGTATTGCGCATTGTTTTTAAGCCACGCAATCATTTGCTGATGGCGCTCGGACGGGTTGTGGATGGTATAGCCAATCCCATAGAACTCTCTAACGTGACAGCCATTCTTGGCTACTGCGCCAACTAGCCCAAGCAACAAAAGAAGAATGAGCCAGCGCATCCATTTACTTTGACCAATAGTGCGAGATGTAACCAAAGACTGAGGAAATGCCCGATACCAATGCCATGCCCATCCAAAAACCGCCACGGCCTTTATTGGCTAATTCAATTAGCGTTTCTAGTTGGGCTTCCATCTTGTCAATCTTTGCTTCCATAGATTCGACTTTTTGCCAGAGAACGCCATATTTGACCAAATCAATATCAGACATTATTTCCCCAAATCTTGAAGTTTGTTCTTGCCAGTTTGTTTAGTGCCAGCGCCAGTTTCAAGCGCTTTTCTAGTTTCTGCTTCTGCGGCTCGTCTTGCTCTCATTTCCATGACAGAAGTTCCAAGCTGTAAGCCTGGCACA